CCAGCGCGAAATGATTCGCCGCACCATCAAGGAACACCTCGACAAGGAATTCCGCCTCGCGCCACAGGGAATCAAGGTTTTGAGCCTGTTCTTCATCGACGCGGTGGATCGCTACCGCAAATATGACGATGACGGCAACCCGGTGAAGGGCGACTACGCGGCCATCTTTGAGGAAGAATACCGCCGGTTCGCGAAACACCCGGATTACCAGAGCCTGTTCAAAGAAGTAGACGTGGAGACCGCGGCTGAAGCGGTCCACGACGGTTACTTTTCTATCGACAGAAGGAAGGTGGGGACGAAGACCGTAGAGGTTTTCAAGGATACGAGGGGTGACACGCTAGCCGACGACGACACTTACAGCCTCATCATGCGGGACAAAGAGAAGCTCCTGAGCTTTGAGACGCCGCTAAAGTTCATCTTTTCCCACTCCGCGCTGCGCGAAGGCTGGGACAACCCGAACGTCTTCCAAATCTGCGCCCTGCGTGATATGAGCACCGAGCGGGAGCGTCGCCAGACCATCGGACGCGGCCTGCGCCTCTGCGTGAACCAACAAGGCGACCGCTTGCGGGGGTTCGAGGTCAATACACTCACCGTTGTGGCCACCGAGAGCTACGAGCAGTTTGCCGAGAACCTCCAGAAGGAGATTGAGGACGAGACAGGCATCCGGTTCGGCATCGTCGCGGATCATGAGTTCGCGGGGATTTCGGTAACCGGCGCGGATGGCAAAGCGGCGCCACTGGGCTTCGAGCAATCGAAGGTTCTGTGGGCGCATCTGCGCGCTACCGGCTACGTGGATGCCAAGGGCAAGGTGGAAGACACGCTGAGGAAGGCGCTAAAGGACGGCACGTTCACCGTCCCCGAGCCATTCACCGCCCAGCTCCCGCAGGTGAAGGAAATACTCCGCAAACTCGCCGGCAAACTGGAGATCAAGAACGCCGACGAGCGGAAGCAGGTCAAGACGCGGCAGGCCGTGCTGCAAAGCGAGGAGTTCAAGGCGCTCTGGAGCCGCATCAAGGACAAGACCACCTACCGCGTGCAATTCGACAACGAGGACCTGATTCAGAAATGCACGGAGGCCATAAAGGATGCCGCGCCCATCAGCAAGACGCACCTGTACTGGCGTAAAGCCGACCTCGCCATCGGCAAGGCAGGCGTGGAAGCCACGGAAACAGCGGTTTCCGCTCCCGTTGTCCTTGAAGAACGCGACATCGAACTCCCGGACCTGCTGACCGACCTGCAGGACAGAACGCAACTTACGCGCCGCAGCATCAAACGCATCCTGACCGACAGCGGGCGGCTGGACGATTTCAAGCGCAACCCGCAGCAATTCATCGAACTTGCCGCCGAGGGAATCAACCGGGCGAAACGCATGGCGCTCGTGGACGGAATTAAGTACCAGCGCTTGGGGGATGAGTACTACTACGCGCAGGAACTGTTCGAGCAGCAGGAATTGAGCGGCTATCTCAAGACCATGCTCACCGCCACGAAATCCGTCCATGAGCAGGTCATCTACCAGTCGGACACCGAGCGCACCTTCGCCGAGCAGTTGGAAAAGAACGAGGCCATCAAGGTTTACGCCAAGCTTCCCGGCTGGTTCAAAGTCCCGACGCCGCTGGGCGCCTACAACCCCGACTGGGCCGTGCTCGTGATGAAGGACGGCGCAGAGCGGCTCTATTTTGTAGTCGAAACCAAGAGCAGTCTCTTCACCGAGGAGTTGCGTGAAAAGGAAGGCGCCAAGATCAAGTGTGGTGAGGCGCACTTCGCGGAACTTGCCAGACACAACAGCCCGGCCGCTCAGTTCATCAAAGCTACGAATATCGCCGACCTGATGGCGAAGTGTTAGCGGTGTAGGGCACGGAACGCCCGTACAGCACCCAGCTACGGCCCAAATCCCGATCCGCTCCACATCATCGAGCGTCCCGTCGTCCGTCGTGCGATCGTACAGCATTGTGGTTCGCGGGCTTTCGTGCGCGGCATTGGCCTGTGCGCCTTCGATCGTGCCGCCGTCCAGCAAAAAGGGCGTCGCCCCAGTCACCCGGAGCGTGTGGCAGTTAGCGACGACTCGAAGGTCCGGGTGCCGGTAGCGCCCAGCGTCGAAATATTCTCACCATTGTCGTTGAGAAAAGTTCTGCAAATACCTGGCAGATTCTCCTTGACATCTCTAGCGCCATGCTATGCTTAAAGAAAGAGGCAGGAGTCACCCACGGACTCCCGGAGAACTGAATAACCCACGCCGGCGCCGCGCGTTCTGCGGCCTCAATGCCGCGCAGCTTACCGCCAGCTCGGGAAACGCCGATCGAAGAGTCGCTGATCAAGCGGATCGGCCGCGGTCTCCGCTCTTTCTTGGACAGCTCGACTCGCACCCCCAGCACTCAGACCCAACCGCGCGGGCTCGACGAACAAGGGAAGCCGAGCCCCATTGAAGATATTGAACTCGGGACGCAATGGCTCGGGCCTGGTCAGCCGATCCGTCCCGTTGCTCCGCGCGAAGTCCGGATCCGCCGCCTCGATTACCCGGTCGGTTACGATTACACCATCACGCCTCGCTCTTACGAGCCGGTGAGTTTCCAGCAACTCCAGCTCCTCGCCGACAACTACGATCTGCTTCGCATCGCCATCGAGACTCGCAAGAAGCAGATCTCCCGCCTGCCTTGGCAGATTCGTGTCAAGCGACAACCGGGCATGACCGCGCGCGAAGCTCACGAGCGGACGACCAGCGACAAGCGGATCCAGAAGCTCACCGAACTCTGGCGCCGTCCGGACCGTGAGCACAGCTTCCGGAATTGGACGAATCAGATTCTCGAAAACATGCTGGTGCTCGACGCCGTGGCGATCTACCCGCGCTTTACGGTGGACGGTGACATCTACGGCTTCGATGTGATCGAAGCGTCTACAATTGCGCGCAAAATTGACGCGCAGGGGCGCACGCCGGTCCCTCCCCAGGTCGCCTACCAGCAAATCATCAAGGGCCTGCCGAGCCGCGACCTCATCGCGCCGCAACCGAAGCTCAAGAACGTGGACCAGCTCTACTACCACATCTCGAACCCGCGGCCCGGGCGCATCTACGGGTTCTCGCCGGTCGAGCAGTTGATTACGACCATCAACATCGCGCTTCGCCGCCAGGTCACACAACTAGAGTTCTACAGCGAGGGCGGCCGGCCCGACGTGTATTCGACGCTCCCCAAAGAATGGGTGACGACGCCTGAGCAGCTCGGCGTCTTTCAAGCCTATTGGGATTCCCTCTTTACGAACACCGCGATTCGCCGCCAGGTGCGCTTCATGCCGGACGGCTCGAAGATCGAAACCCTCGGCCATGAAATCCTGAAAGACGAATACGACGAGTGGTTGGGCCGCGTCATCTGCTGGTGCTTCGGGTTGCCGCCCGACGCGATCATCAAGCAGGTCAACCGCGCCACTGCCGATCGACGCTCTGACGACACGCAAGAAGAGGGCTTGCAGCCGGTCGCCGAGGAGCTGCAGGACATCAACAACTTCCTGCTGTCCACCTACTGCAACGCCGTGGATCTCGAGTTTGCTTACGGCGAGAATGTCGATCCCGACCCCAAGGTGCAGGCGGAAGTCCAGGATATCAAGATCAAGAACGGGACGCTTCTCGTGGACGAGGCGCGCGAAGAGGACGGCCGCGAGCCTCGGGGGATTGGCAAGGACCACTGGATTACCCCGATGGGCCCGGTTCCGATCGACGAGATTGGAGCGGCGGGCGCTCAGTCCGCCGAGGAGGGCAACGATGCTGGCGCCCTGGTGCCGGCTGGCGGCAAGGCTCTCAAAAAAAAAAGAGGATTGCTTTCGGGGCTCCTTCGATCAACTCGACTCGGGAAAGGAAGCTCCGAAAGGTACTGACCGCCTTCTTCAAGACGGAAGCGAAGCGGATCGCCGACGAAGCCGTTGAACACTTTCAGGAAGCTCACAAGGCCGACTCGAGTATCTGGCAGCCCAATCTCGACTCCTGGGTGCAGATCAGCACGCCGGTTGCCGAAGCCTTGCAGGACGAATTCATGAGCGCCGTGACGCAGTTCGTCAACTCGGGTATCAACCTCACCCCCGACGCCATGCTCTCCCTCGATAATCGCGCGCAGGAATTTGCCCATGAGCGAGGCGCGGAACTGGTCGGAATGCGCCTGGTGGACGGCGAGTTTGTCCCGAACCCGAATCCCACCTGGGCGATCACGGAAAGCACGCGCGACGCCATCCGGCAATTGGTCGAGGAAGCGTTCACGGGAGGGCTGAGCCCGCAGCAGCTCCGGGACGCCATCGAGTCGAGCGTCATGTTCTCGCGGGACCGGGCCATGATGGTCGCCCGCACCGAGCTGGCACGCGCGCACGTCAAAGGAAGTCTCGAAGGCGCCGCGAAAGCGGGTGTCACGACCAAGCGTTGGCTCACCAACCCGGAATCGGAAACCGCGCCCGACGATGAATGCGGCGCCAACGAGGACCAGGGGCCGATCCCGCTCACCACGCTCTTTCAGTCGGGTGATGACGGCCCGCCTCAGCACCCGAACTGCGAGTGCACGTTGATTTTCGAAATCCAATCTTCCCCGGCTCAGCCGGAGGGCGAGTAACCGAAAGGAGAAGCAGATGGCGAAACAGGACGACCCCAAGCAGAACCAGGGGCAGGACCAGGAGCAGCAGACGAAACGCGGAATCGTCCAGGCGCTGGACGACGAGGCCAAGGCATTGCTCCACGAAGCGCACGACCTGA